GGTGTCACACCTGCTAACACGGTCATGAAGCTCTACCACTATGTTCTTGGTAAGCTGAGAGAGACAAGCATAAACATTTGGGAGAGTTCTTTCTATGGCAAAAATGTTTATGATGGTCTTCTAGCTAACAACATAGTTGTTGAAGATGAAGATCTGCGGAATGAGTACCTTGAAGAAAAGAAGTTGTTCATGGAAACATTTGAGAAGATCGGTCGCCAATACTTGGCAGAGGGTTCGGCGACTGACGATGTAGATGGCAATGATGATACCAACGATGAAGAAGACAGCTGGTGGAGAGGGTACAATGAGCACACTATCTTTCTTTCTAAGGATGGTGAACCAGCTCATGTTGTCATTGATGTCTTCAATGAGAAGGACAGCGTCAAAACGAAATCGAAGTCTGATGATGAAGACGACGATATCGATTGGTCATTTTGGGGTGACATGAACGAGAAAGGTGAAGCGAATGATGGTCCAGAATATGAAGATGAAGAAGAACGTGATGATGATGTGAAACGTCGTAAGAAGAAGAACGCCGCTGATCGAACTGAAGTTGTCAAGATCGGTGAAGTGCCGATTCACCCTTACGTGGTTTGTTTTGATCTTCGTCGTCAGATGCGATTGAAGATCCATGTCAATCAACTCACTAAGTATTCTTACGACACAACGCTTGGTGAAAGCTTAGAGCTGCCAAAGAATCAGAAAGATCTTATCGATGCTCTTCTATCAGCGAAGAGCGGTTTCAAAGATGTGATCAAAGGCAAAGGTGGTGGAGCTATCATCTTAGGTGTTGGTGGCCCTGGTCTTGGCAAGACTTTGACAGCTGAAGTCTACGCTGAAGTTGCAAAGCGTCCTCTCTACTCAGTTCAATGCTCACAATTAGGAACTGAGCCAGAAGAGCTTGAAAAGAACCTTCTGAAGACGTTTGCTAGAGCAATACGATGGAGAGCAATTCTGCTTCTTGATGAAGCTGATGTATACATTCACAAACGTGGCAATGATCTCAAGCAGAATGCTGTCGTTGGTGTATTCCTCAGAACGTTGGAGTACTATCGCGGCGTCATGTTCATGACCTCTAATCGTAAGGCATTGATCGATGATGCGATCGCTTCACGATGCGTGGCGCTCATTGAATACAAGATCCCTGACAGGGATGGTCAACTTCGTCTTTGGGAGAAAATCTCTAAGAAAGCGGAGATTGAGTTAAGTGCTAAAGATATCGCCAAGATAGTTGATAAGTATCCATCACTCTCCGGTCGAGATGTGAAGAACCTTCTCAAACTAGCTTTGATGGTGTCTAGCTCTAAAGACGAGAAGATCACTCTCGCTACTATAGATGCAGTGAAACAGTTCAAACCGACTGCTGATCTGAAGGAGGACTGATGGGAGTTCCTGAAGGTTTCTTCCTCGTAGGGTTCGTGGTTGGATTGCTCGTTGGAATTGGGATCTGCATTGTATGGAGGCCATGATGAAGTTGTTCTTCGAGAAAACAGAGTACAAAGGCGAAGATGAAGTCAGGGTTTGTTTGGTCGCTGACAATGGCTGTGGTGTTGCTGAAGGTTATGGCACCACTAAGCAAGAGGCGAAGGACAACATGATCAAACAGATGAATGATGAACTCAACACTGAAATAAGGAGAGTGACACGAAGGATTCATACGGCTCTTAAATTGACGGTGCCGAAATGATGGGCGGTAGACCAGCAGGGCGTTCTGATCAAGAGGTTAGAGCCATCGCAGCAATGAGACGACAAGCGAAGGCATTGAAGAAAGCTGGTTTAATGCCTGACAAGGATGCTTTGAAGCTCATCAACGAATTGGCAAAAGAAAAGCTGTTCGATCGGAAAGACGAAAGAGAAATGGCGTTGTTCGGATAACTCACTCAAGGAGATCAGATGGCTGCATTCACTCTGCAAGTCGATATTAGCATCGACATCGATGCCAAGAACAAGACGGAAGCTAAGAAGAAATTGGCTGCCTTCAATAAGTTCTTGAAAGCTCAAGCATTTGAGGGTTCTCGCATTGAGACCTTCTCTCCTCAAGTCTTCAAAGAGGAGAACTGATGAGACCACTTTGCATCTATCACAGCAGCTGCACTGATGGTTTTGGAAGCGCGTTGATCGTCCACAATCACTTCAAAGGTGATGTGGACATTTGGCGTGGTCGGTACCAAAGTGAGAAGCTGCCAAGCACCAAGGATCGCGATGTCTACATCGTCGACTTCTCGTACAAGCCGAGCGACATGTACAAGTTGCAGATGATGTCGAAGAAGATCATCTGGCTGGATCACCACGTCAGTGCCATCGAAGCGATGAATGACTTCCAATGGCGAGGTCAGGATGTGAATGGCTCTAGTCTCGATCCGATGAAGAGCGGTGTTGGACTGACGTGGAATCACTTCTACCCTGAAGATCCGATGCCAGCTCTTTACGAGAACATCCAGGATTGGGACACTTGGCAGTTCAAACTGCACAATACTCGCAAAGTGCATTATGCTCTGCACTCTCATGAGCAAGACTTTACGATCTGGAATAAGTTCTTGGACGATGAAGGCTATCGTCAGCTCGTTGTTGATGGCGTTGCTCTTGAGCGCAATCACAATCTTAAAGTCGTTGCATTGGTGAGACAAGCCTTCATGATGAGCATCGCTGGCTATCAAGTGCCAGTGGTGAATGCTTCTCCCGATATGGCTTCTGATGTTGGGAACGAGCTGAGCAAAGGTCAGCCTTTCGCCGGGATCTGGTTCGAAACGGAGAAAAGCATGAGCTTCAGCCTCCGCTCTCAAGAGGATGGTCAAGATGTTTCCAAGATCGCTGCCATGTTCGGTGGTGGTGGTCACAAACGCTCTGCTGGATTCCAGATCTTAAAAGGCAGAGCTCCTATCGAGGTGAGGAAATGAACAACGCATTACCTGAAGGACCTGGTACCATCATCACTCACGAAGTAGAGTTAACAAAGCTTCATTACGAAAGGCTTGTTGGAATGTATGCCATTCGAGCCACTGTATTCTTGAATCAGTCGGTCGAAGCCAATAAGAAATTGAAAGAGTCAGAAGACGTCAAGATGAAGGCGTTGATCGCTTTGAATGCTGAACAGCTCTATTCTAGCAGAATGGCATCGGCAGTTGAAGAACTGCTTAAAGACATCCATCACAAACTTGAGCATAACGGAATTCCGAATGAGGAATGGCTCAAAGATCTCTATTACAGATTTGGCAGTAAGATCAATATGGTCAACACACTCAAGCCGAATCGCAAGGACTTTACAGAAGAGGTACAACTAGCAAACTGAACACTACTCACTCACTAGAGGATCGCATGGTAATGACGTTGAGGGGCAATGCGAAAGGAGTCGGCTTGAGCCGTGGCGCTTCATTTGTGAGCGACTGGCTAGACATGCGTGATCCAGAGAACAAGAAACACTTCGGTCATGGTGAAGTCAAACGAATCACGTCACCAAAGGATTTGAAGAAGGAAGAAAAGCGCATCCAAGAGATGGAAGCTGCTCTTAGAGAAGAGCGACTCAAACTCGAGGGTAAAAATGCAGATCTTCGTTCCGTTCGCAAATCCAAAGTTTAATGCTCTCTGTCTTGACGACAAGCGAGTTGTCAAGATGTGCACTGAAACAGCGCAGATCCTGTCGACCGTCATGTACTTAAACGAGATGAGCAATCTCAAGGCTCCATATAAGCCAACACACATTTTTCATCCATGTGTCAAATGGGCCGCTGCATCAGTTGAGAATTATGCATGGCTCTGCGACTACTTCGTTGCACTTCACAATGTGTACACAGAACGATATCACAAGATCCATGCTTGTGCACAACATGCAAAAGTCTTTTACGACTACTGCATGTTCATGAGAAGTAGGAACCATCCGGTTCCTTTGACACCGTTCGCTAATGTGACAAAGGACTTTAAACACATCGAAGATGTACATGAAGCCTACCGTCGTCAGTTAGTTAGAAAGTGGAGAAATGATAAGCGAACTCCACGGTGGAGAAAGCATTCGCTTCGAACTAAACTAGCGACTGGTGATCGTATCAAATCGTTCACGGCTTGGCTCGAGGTATTCAAATGAGTGAAGACAAAGAAGAGCTGTGGATGATCCCAGTCATGGTGATCATTAAGAAGAAGGATGCCATCAATGCTTTTGAAGCCTTTCAAGATGGCTTCATCGAGCCAATGGTTGAGGTGTTAGAAGGCAATGATGATCTGCTGTTCATGTTCAATCACGGTGACATGGTCAAGCATGTTCACGACGACAGTGGTTGCATCAAAACGCCTATCAGCAAAGAAGATACGACACTCATTGAGAAGCTCACGCTGCCTCTTGAGGTACTGCAGAAGATCGATGCAGTGCGCAATAGATTCAATGAAGTGAAAGGCAAAATCGTTGCTCAGAAGATCCTTCACAAAGACGATTGTGTGAGATGTGAAGGGAAAGGAAAGGTGAAAGAAGGAATGCCTCCAATCGTTGAGATCAGAAAGTGCCCAGACTGTGATGGGACTGGAAAGAAAAAACTCACTCATGGAGAAGCTGATGGCTCCCAGAAAGATCAAAGCAGCTGAGCAGATAGACAACGCATTGGTGAGGCTTCGAGTTGCAAAGCTCGATGCGATGAAATTCCCACAGACTCCGCCAATGGCAGATGAACGCATGAAGCAGATGCAAGAGGAAAGTGAGAAGAACAATCGGCTCATAAGTTGGATGGCTGCTCACGATCTTCACATCACAATGAAGACACACGTCATTCGCATGAGAAAAGAGGATGGTGGTCTCTTCGTTGGCTACTCATCTGTTGTTGATGAGTTAGCCGATAAGACGATCATCGGCATTGGTCTTTCACCAATGAGATCATTGATAGCCCTCTGCGAGATCTTGAACCAAAAGATCGTAGTCACTGCCTACTTCAATGGCAAATCTGCTCGAGTCAAGTTCTGATGCTCACCAAAGTGCCGAAGTGCAATCGCATAGCAGAGTGCATGGAAAACAAGCGATGCGTTTGGCAAGGAAATCCGGCGAACAAGGATCTCAAATGCGCTTTCTTTGAGAACAAACTGAAGAAAATGCAGGAAGAGCAGTTGAGACAGAAACACAATCCGGAGTTCAAGACTCTCACTCGAGTCACTGAACGCATTACAAAGCTCACTGAAGAAAAGAATAAGCAAGTGAACGCGCTCAATTCGAAAGTCGAGAAGGTGAAGATCGAGTACAACACCAAGATCGAACGGCTGAAGGGACAGCAAGAGAAGTTGAAGCTGTCCATCTATGGAAGTGAGAAACAAGGAGGAACACTGTGAGCACACCGCAAGCTCCCAGACACGACATCGTTGTTGGTCAAGTCCTTGAGTCAGACACAAAGGGCAAGCCAATTGCGTTGTTCAAGGGACAGAAGAAGGATTCGTTCGCTAAGGCATATAAGCGAGACGAAGTTTGGGTGTTAGTCTCGGATGAGACATACACTGGTGGTGGACTGATCATCTTCATCAATGATAAAGAGGATGTTGGAATAGTCAAGAAAGCAATTGACGCCATCACTCACAAACGACCAACGCGTTTGAAGATCCAGAAGACGCTTCCTCACGTTGCTTTTGGAGAAGTGCTCTGAACTCACTCATGGAGGGCATGAATGTTTCGACTGCCTGAATCAGAAAGGAAAAAGCTCGAAGGATTGAGAACAGTGCTCGACCCATTGCTCAAAGTCAAGTTCCTGATGAAAGACTCATCCTTCATCTACAACTTGTACTTGAGCGTTGCAACAGGAAAGTACGGCTATGAAGCAGTAGACTTTGAGAAGGTGGTCAACGATCCTCTCGCTTATCCTTCACCAAGCGAAAAAGATCGCATCATCAAGCTCATCACACAACGAGGCAAAGCAGAAGCGAATGACCTTCTCAATTTGCTGTTCAAAGTCGAGAAAGGCAAATGGGTTGCAAACGGATGGGAGATCGATAAGAATTATCTCAGCATCAAGAAGAGGATGTGGTTCAAGTTCCATAACACTAAAGCTTAGGAGGAGGCGTGGCTAAGTTCCCTGGTAAAACAAAGGACAAGCCAATAGTCCTCCAGATCTTCTTCTTCAAAGCATACTTCAAATCCAAGAAGAACCCAGACAAATTGAAAAACAGGGTCTTCAAGGTGTACGCAACGAAGTTTGCTAGAGCTAAGTTGAGAGTGGAGAACTACTGCGAACGAGAAAAGATCAAGGTCATCAACGTGGCTGGCATTGAACCACGTCAAGCGCAAGATCGTGAGTGGATTGAGTTGGGACTTCCGAAAGACAAGAAAATCCGACTCGACAAACTCGAACTCAAGCGACTCATTAAACTCAAGCATAACACTTTTGGATTCATTTGGATCGCTGATCCATTATTGCCAGTGACGAAGAGGTTGGTTGGTAATCCAGTCGCCTTCTTTGTACCGCAGGGCAAGGATCATGTGATGGTGAAGACGATCAAGTTTGAGCCTCAGTATTTTGATCTCAAAATTGACGTCAAAGAAAAGTTGAACATCGGTGCTCAACAAGAACGCAAGTCGAAGATCAATACCATTCGACAGCACTTGGCGATCCTTGAGCTCAACTGTGAACGAGCTACCGATGTGGATCTCGACGTGATCAATGACGTCATCTGTGATCAAGTGAAGTTCACAGCTAAGCAAAATAAGAAGTACTCAACTGAAGTCGCTAAACGGATCGTTGAAGACTTCCATCGTCTTCGCAAGATCAAGCAACAAGGGAATGTGAAGTACTCAGTTCCCTACGCTCTTCGTAAAGCCTTCAGAAAAGACATCGACAACACGATCCAAGATCTTGAAGTTGCCTGTGAACTACTGAGGAAGGAAGGCTACAAGATCATGGATCCACAATCCATCTTCTGAGGCGCTGATGAAAGGTGGAAAAAGAAAAAATAGCAACTCAGCGCAGAAGTCATGGAAGAAAAACTTCCACATCATTCCGTGTTGCAACTGTCAGAACCCAACAAAGGCTTCTGCAGAAGCGGATAAGATCTTGTGTGGAGACTGCGTTGTAAATGATCCTTTGAATGGCTTTGCGAGATACTACAACAAACCGTTCAAAACATTCAAGATGGCCTCCAGGTATTTGGAAGCCACGACAGAAGTGGAATATCAACCTTCCAAGAAGGTTGTCCCTAAAGCCAAATCGAGTGGTCCTGCACCGCTGAATAAGATGCAGCTGTGGTACAGAGCCCACAAGAATCTGAGTGGAGATAGGTTATGAACGAGAAAAAAAGCTTTGAACAGCAAGTCGAGGACGCTGTCAAGTCGTCAGCATTGAAAAGCCATTTGGCTGAGGTGATCCAAAAGGTTGTGAAGGAACAAGCTCGTGAGACGATCGAAGACATGATCAAGTCCCGAGTGAAGAAGGAATTCGAATTGATCATCGCCAGTGATCAATTCAAGAAGGCATTCAACAAGCATGTTGAAGAGGAAATGTGGGAGTACATTCGCAATGCAGATATCATGGAACTGATCCCGAAAAAGACGTGGGATAAGATGTTGAACCACATGATCAAGTCGGTGCTGAACCCCCGAGTTGTTCAGTAGCGTGTGGGTGCTTTCTGCCTATCTTCATTGGATGAAAGAAAAGAAAGTCGGCTTCACTCTCCAATGGGATCATCAGCAACAGTACTTCAGCGGGATGGTCGAAGGGATTGACTTTCCAAAGATCAACAGCGAGAATCCGTACGAGATCATGATGCTCACCTTTCGTACTCTCAAAGGGCGAGTACTTCATATCAAACGTGAGTTTGGTACTGAAGCAATTCGCATTCCAGATCTTTTTGAGGCCTCAGATGCCGACCATCTCAGAACAAGCGCTAAGAGAATTAACAGCAGCAAGGTTGCTGACGATACTCAAGGAGATCCAAACAAAGCGACCGTTCACTGAGATCCAAGTTCGAACGGTTCAGAATGTGAACATTGGAAAGTTCGATGGTGAAGAAGTGATCGATGTAAAGACAGAGAAAGGACGATTGACCATCACAACTCCTGTATTCGTGGAGAAGGAGAAAGCCAATGGCTAAAGACAAAGTGGTGGATACGAAAGGTGATCGCAAACCGATCGAATACAAGTTGCTTCACGAGTTCGAAACGCTTTCAGACGGTGAGAACAGGAAACGGATGGTGACAATCGGACAATGGGGTTCCAATCCTCCGAAGGTTGACATCCGAGTCTGGAAGCGAGATCGTGAAAGTGGAGCTTGGTCGCCTGGTAAGGGCGTCTCATTGTCCTATGAGGAATGGACAATGATGATGAGCAACAACATGATGGAGAAGGTCGAAGAGAAGATCGCAGAAGAAGAGCAAGCCTTCGAAAAGAAGCAGAAGAAGGGTGACAAAGATAAGAAAGCGAAATAGCTATGTTCTCAAAATACCACGGACCAAATAGGATCGGACCGAACCTCGTCAGAAGAGCAAGGCGCAGTGATGATGCATTCGAAGATCTGTTGAAGATCGCAGATCGACTCATCATTGCCTTTGCTCTCCGCAGTGGAGTTCGTGGTGAGAGCATCGATGATCTATTGCAAGATGGACGCATCGTTGCTTGGAACTGCGTTCAGAACTTCGATCCAAAGGCTGGAGCAAAGTTCACAACATTCTTGGGTACGTCACTCAAGAACAGGTTCAATCAACATCACTACAGTCAATACACCTACAAACGAAAAGTTCGATCGTCTAGCGTGTCACTGGACGATATGAGGGAAGACAAGCCACAGATGATCAATGGCATTAGTGATCATAAGAGCGATGATCAATTCAATCTTAAGAACACTGAGATCTTCCTCTCAGAGTTGATGGACATCCTTCCAGAAGAAGGAAGGAAGGTCTGCCAACTGATGATGAAAGGCCTGACACAAGAGCAGATCGCAAAGAAGATGCATCTCACGAAAGCAAAGGTCAGATCCATCTTTGACCGTAAAGTTCGTGATCGCATCATCGATGCACAACAGAACAATTTCCTTTGAAGTGCAGCATTGGATCAGGCTTTCCGGATACTATATCTTCGAGTTTGATTCACTCACTTCACAGGTCTACTGACGGAGGTGGACTATCGGTTTATGACGGCGAGCAGAAACGAGGCTGATCTACGTCAACTTTCACTTTTCAATCATCACACAGAAGGAGCCACCATGGCCAAGGATAAGAAGAAGGACGAGGAACTGGAAGAGGACGAGAAGGACATCAAGAAGAAGGGCAAGAAGAAGGAAGATGAAGAGGACGAGGACGACGAGAAGCCGAAGAAGAAGGGCAAGGCAAAGGACGACGACGAAGATGAGGACGAAGACGAGGAGGAAGACGAGAAGCCTTCCAAGAAGAAGTCCAAGTCTGACGACGAAGACGAAGATGATGATGACGATGACGACGAGAAGCCTTCAAAGAAGAAGTCCAAGTCCGATGACGAAGACGAGGATGAAGACGAGGATGAGGATGACGACGACGATGAGGACGACAAGAAGTCCAAGTCGAAGAAGAAGTCCAAGTCTGACGACGAAGACGAAGATGAAGACGAGGATGACGACGACGAGGAAGATGAAAAGCCTTCCAAGAAGAAGAAGTCCAAGTCCGATGAGGACGATGAAGACGACGACGAGGATGAGGACGAAAAGCCCAAGTCCAAGAAGAAGTCGAAGAAGTCCGATGACGAAGACGAAGATGAGGAAGACGAGAAGCCTTCCAAGAAGAAGTCCAAGAAGTCCTCTGATGACGATGAGGATGACGAGGATGAGGACGAGGAGAAGTCCTCCAAGTCCAAAAAGAAGTCCAAGTCCAAAGATGACGAAGAGGACGAGGACGACGAGGAAGACACCCCCAAAGGAAAGAAGGAGAAAACCATGGCTAAGAAAGAGAAGGACGTGAAGAAGAGCAAGAAGGAGAAAGAGGAGAAGAAGGAGAAGAAGAGCAAGCGAGGCAGCGGTGGTGAGCGACTGGTGAAGCATTGGTCGGGAGTCGCTGAGCGGCTGGCCAAGCGCTTGGCCAAGAACGCCAAGAAGCTGACCAGCGAGCTGAAGAAGGTGAAGGACGACAAGGAGTCCAGCAAGGCGCTGAGCTCTTTGGGAGAGTCCTTCGAGAAGGCTGCCAAGGTCTTGGCGGACTAAGCAACGAGTAAGACTTGAGGAGAGGCGCCGAGAGGCGCCTCTCCTTTTATGGTCGAGCGCAGGTGAAACTCCGAGCGTCGACCTACACCTTTCAGAAAGGATTCACATGTTCTTCTACGAAGCCTTCAGCACTTTCGATGGAGCCTATCGATCTGTGTTGAGAGACATCCTAACGAAGGCAAAGTACAGTCCTTCGTCTAGAGGCCGAAAGTTCTTTGAGATCCCACAGTACACATTCGTACTGGAGAATCCAATGAACAACGAAGTCTCAGCGACACCGCGAGGCTTCAAGAGAGAATTCGCTCAGAAGTTCTTTGAGTGGATCTGGAATGGTGAGTCAGACATCACCAAGCTCTTTGGTGTGAATGACAACGCCAAGAAGTTCAGCGACGAAGATATGAAGGGACGCAACACAGCATATGGACCTCGCTTTGTCGAACAGAGAGAGCGAATCATTGCTGAGCTGAAGAGAGATCCAGACACCAGACGAGCTGTGATCAATATCCTCTATCCAATAGACTCAGAAATGCTGGAAGACTCGTTCAATGGGCTCACAAAGGTCGAGTACCCATGCACGATCGCACTGCAGTTCATGATCAGAGACAAGCAACTCAATCTTCATGTTCTGATGCGTTCGAACAACGCAGTCACAACGCTCTGCTATGATGTGTACAACTTCACACACATCCAAATGGCAGTACTGCAGAGACTTCAGAACGAAGGAATGGAGATCGATCTCGGACATTACTATCACTCCGCAGTTTCGATGCACATCTTCGAAGATGAGATGAGCTTAGCGAAGAAGATCTTGAACTGGTACGTTCAAAGACAAGGCATCAAAATCTGAGGAGGAAGCGTGCTCAAACTAATGGTTGGCAGCAACTACGACCCAGCGTTGCCTGAGGCTTTCAGAGCTCTCAACGAGAAGTATGCTGGTAATGGCATACAGATCCATGAGATCTATGGTTCAGTGCAAAGCGTTAAGGTGTTTGGTTCAGCGCGTCCTGACTTCCGTGTTCCTAAAACGGATGTTGAGACGTTCGGCAAGACGGTGAAGCAATTTGTTGATGCAGGAATCTTGGTGAACTACACCGAGAATATTCCGATCGTCAAGAAGAGCGACATCGACAAGGTGTTGATCAAAGAGAAACTCGACATGCTGAAGAGCTTTGGCGTTGGGCGATTAACGATCAGCCATCCTCTTGCGATGGAGTTGGTTCAAGAGCTGTGCGACATTCCGATCGAGATCAGCACCATCTATCGAGCGAATACAGCGTACCAGCTGCGTGAGTTAAAGCGACGGGCACCCAACATTAACAAGATGTGCTTGGATGTTGCTCAGAACCGGAACTTCAAACTCATCTTCAAGCTTCTCGAGGAAGCAAAGAAGCTCGGTATCGACATCGAACTTCTGGCCAATGAGCTTTGCATTGCTGACTGCGCTGATCGAGTGCAGTGCTACAACGATCATGCTCAAGTGGCTGATGAGAAAGAAGCAGCTCAACAGAAGAGTTATCCGATGGGACGGTGCACTTATCTTCGCAATGCGATGAGTCCAGTTGAATGGACTCGTGCTCGCTTCATCTTGCCTCAGACGATGAAGTTCTACGAGTCAGTCACTGGCATCGATCATTTCAAGATCACTGGTCGTACTCACCCAACCAAGTACATCCTTTGGATCGTTGAGGAGTACTTGAAGCAAGACTTCCACGGTAATCTGCTTGGTCTTTGGGCTGATGTGAAGAACATTCAGCGCATTGCAAGAGGAGCAGAGGACTTCTTAGAACCTAACTTCTACATTGACTCAGAACCATATGGCAGCGAGTTCATTCGCAGATATTTGAATGACCCGATGCTCATCGACTTGGATCTTGATCATGAGTATGACATACTCAACAAGATCTTGGAGACGTCCCTACAGAAGTAGGGCACACACTGACGGAGGTATGTAATGAGCAAGAAAACCAAGAATGGCTTCAAGAAGCTTGAGAGCGGTGATCTGTCGTTCCGCTTCGAGCACTTTGAAGGTGGAGTGATCAAAGGTGGAGATGAGGTCAATGGTGACACGTTCACAGCTAGGATCTCGATGAGTGGAGCTGGTGAGGCTCCCGGTGTTTACAAGTCGGAGAAGAAAGCAAAGCAGCACATCATCGACTTCGTGAAGAAGCAGTTGAAGAGGACCTTGAAGGAATTCGAGAAGCGGTTGAAGGAAACCAAAGCTGATTTGAAGAGCGATGAGAAGGAAGTCGAGTTCCAGCAGAAGCTCCTCAAGAAACTGAAGAAGGTGTAGAGACATGAAGGACAAGAATGCTCTTTGGACTGATCTGCTGCTTCGCTTTGCAGCACAATCAGAATGCAAGTCGAGGCAGATCGGAGCAATCATCCTTGTAGAAAACCGTCTGGTCTCACAAGGGTGGAACAGTCCGCCACCTCATGTGAGCACAGACGACTGTTTGCGGTGTCAGTGTAAAGACAAGCCGCATGAGTCAGGAAAGAACCTTGACAATGCGATCTGCATTCATGCAGAACAAAACGCTATCATGAATGCTGTATACAACGGCATAGCATTGAACGGCGCTGAGATGTGGTGCACCAATAAGCCTTGCGATATCTGTGCTGCAATGATCTGCCGGTCTGGGATCAAGACAGTCATATACCTCAATGACTACCCATCTCAATACGCAGACATGTTCTTTGCTAAGTCGAACATCCGGGCGTTCTCAATCGAACAATACTCCAAATGGAGCAGTCAATGAAGATCCTTTACGCAGTGCAAGTGTCCAACACAACGAAGATGCCAGACGGTTCTATGAAATGGTTGCTTCGCAATGATGCATGTGTCAACATCATGCGTGGCATCTTGATCGCTGTGTTGAAGAAGAAGCCTCAATGGCAGTTCGTCGTGAAGTTGCCAAGGTTGAAGGACATCGCAGACATGAAGTCGTATGCTGAGCTCTTCCCTGAAGAGATTCGCGACAACATCATGATCTATGAGGACGACATCCCGATCTCACCTGTGACCAGTCGCTTCCACTTCGACTTCTTGCGTAGAAGGAAAGAGTTCCTCATCAATCCATTCCTTCATGGCATTGATGTCATGATCAATGATGAGAACACTCACACAATGAGCTGGAAGGTCGTGTTCCACGATCTCGGCTTGAGCATTCCGATGATCAGTACCAATTACTTCTTCGACAATCCTATTGGGAAGAAGACACCGAAAGGTGTTTGGTACTTCGATCGTCAAGTGGAGAGCTTCATTCACTCTGAGATCACAGCTTTCCAATGTGAAGCTACGAAAGATGAGACGATCAGAGTCCTTGATCAGCATCTCACAAGAAAAGGCGATTACACAATGCATTGGAAGCCTTCGATCTGGGGCATTGGATGCAGCGCCACTGAAGTGCTTGACAAGAGGATCCAAGCTTTTGAATTTCATTCTCTTAGCTTGAGACCAATCATCTATTTTGGCAATCGAATCACAGAGACCGCTGGTCGATATACCAACTGGGATGATTTTGCTTATGGCATTGGAAAGTTGCTAGCGATCAAAGATCACACTCAATTCTCTGCTTACATGCTTGATCCAACTCGTAAAGTGACACGAGAACAACAAAACGTCATTGATGACGGTTCAGATCATCGGATCACTTTGCTTCATCTCAACAGAGAGCAGTATCTTGGTTTCATTCGCGGTCAGCACATCAGCTGCAACCTCTTCGTCAATGAGGTACATGGTGGCGTGACTCACGCAGAAGCCATGTTGGCTGGCAACTTGATCATCTGCCCTCGAGTCAACAACTACAAGATCAAGATCGAGAAATATGCGAAGAACTATCCGCTCTTCGTGAAGCACAAAGGCTTCAAGATAGATACCACTGACCTTGCGAAGAAGATGCATTTGGCTCTCACCATGCCGAAGGCTGAGCAATTGAAGTGGAGGAAAATGCTTGTCAAAGCTGCAATGGAGAACGAGACGTATGAGTCAGCGGCTCCACGCATCATCGCTGATATCACAACTGCCAGCAAGATGGAGCTGATGCCATGAGCTTCACAGTGACGACGATCAAAGGAACTGACATCGTCAAAGCTGATATGGTGGATGTGAAAGATGGTATTCTTGAGTTTCAAAAAGAGACCAAGAGTAGCAGTCTTCGTTTTGGAAATTACAAAGTAGTTGCATCGTACAATATGAAGCACGTCATCAAATGGGTGGAGAGATGATAAACTCAATTCGTATTTCACTTCACAATCTTTTAGTTCGATTGGCGATGTGGATTCATCCAAGTAAACAGACGGCGCAAGAAATGATATTGGATCTTCGAAGAGAGCGATTGATCTTTGGTGAATCGTTTTATACGATCGTAAAGATCGATCCATACAAAGTGTTCATCAAAGCTTCAATCAACAATGACAAGGTACCTACTACTGCTGAGATCGCCGATATCTTTAGTGGCGCTGGGACACGACACATTTATGAGAGGGTAGAACAATGAAGATCATATTTGAAGGTGCAGACAAAACAGGCAAGACGACATTGGCCAATCTTCTCTCGAAGAAACTTGGCATGAAGATGTTCTATCCTCCGAGAGCAACTGACAACGTGAGCTTCCCGGAAGGTGGAAAGATAGAGCACTACTTCTTAGGCATCAACAAAACAATGCTTGAGATGTTCAAGATGTTCGACAACTTCATCTGCGATCGTTTCTTCATATCGGACGCAGTGTACTCTAAGATCTACGGAAGAACACAGAACATCAGCACGCCAATGATCACAAGCATCGAAGGCGATGTCTTAGTCGTTGTCACAACGTGCTCTTCTGCAACGAGAATGGAACGATTGATCGCAGAAAGTCCAGACGACACTGGACCAGAGTTTGATGAACATCTTCATGGTGTGATGTTCACCGAGTACGTGAAGTTCTATGCTCCAAAGTTTCCAGCCAACTTCAGGTTCTTGATCGTTGACACTGGTCGTCACAATGAGAAGCAATGCATTGAGATGATAGAGGCAAAGATCAAGTTCATAAGGGCAATGCGCCTTAACAAGAAAAAGAAGTCGTGAACTTAAAGCTGATCAACGCAAAAGTCGAACTGTGTAATAAATGTAAGCTGTCACCAAACAGAGGTCTTGGTTATGGTGATGGAAAATCAAAGATCATGTTCATCGCTCAAAACGCTGGATGGCAACCGAAGTCTCGCACAGCAGACATCATCCCATTCGGTTTAGATGATGGTGGCAACAACAGTGGTAGAACACTCGTCAAGTTGTTCAAAGATGTAGAGATGAATGCACCATACTACATCACCAACGTGATGAAGTGCCCGACACCAGACAATAGGCCTCCTACAGATGATGAGATCTTTCGATGCATAGACTTTCTTCGCTTAGAACTAGAGAGTCAGAAGCCGAAGTTGATCTTCGTCATGGGCAACGTGGCTAAGCACTCCTACAACTTCTACATGAAGCGGTTGTTGAAGAAATTGTTGGATGATGGTCACTGCTGGTTTGTGCATTACATGTGGCATCCACGAGCAGTGATGAGGAATCCAAAGCTTTACGCACAATGGAAAACTGAGTTCGATGCGTTCTGGACTCAGTACAAACATCTGGTGAAACAATGAGCTTTGTCAACTTGCATATACACAGCGAGAACTCCTTACTCGATGGAGTTGGAACGATCAAAGAGATCGTGAAGAAAGCCAAAGAGCAAGGTTCACCTGCCATTGCTGTTACTGATCACGGTAATGTCAATGGTGCTGTGCAGCTCTATCAAGAATGCAAGGAAAACGGCATCAAACCGATCTTTGGATCAGAGTTCTATTTCGGTTATGATGCTGAGAAGAAAGAGAAGAATACCGGCAACATGCACCTCATCGTGCTGGCTAAGAACAAGCAAGGCTTTGAGAATCTTCTGCGTCTCAACGGATGGGCCCACAAACACGGGTTCTATCGCAAGCCTCGCATAGACTTCGCTCATTTGAAAGAGTTGAAGGAAGGATTGATCGTTCTCTCTGGTTGTACTTCTGGTGTCATCGCCAAGAAGCTGATTGCCAAAGATTACGATGGAGCTTTAGAATGGGCAGAGAAATTCAAGAAGGTCTTTGGTGAAGACTACTATCTTGAGATGCAAGTGCACGACTACAAAGAACAAAGGGTCGTGAACAAAGGCATCATCAAACTCAGCGCAGAGTTGAAGATCAAAACAGTCATCACCAATGATGCTCACTATGTCAACGAGGATGATGGTCTCCTCCAAGATGTGATGGCACTCATCAAGCAGAAGAAGACGTGGAAGGATCGAAAGGAGGCTCTGGAAAGAATCAAACGTGGTGAGCCATCCAAAATGCCTTGGGAGCTTGGCTGCAAGCAACTGTGGATGAAGAGCGAAGACGAGATGTTAGCGAGTTGGAAGGAATGGCATAAGGACTACATGGATCGTAAGATCTTTGAACGTTCTGTCGCTGAGACTGCGAAACTCTCGGAGAAGATAGACAATGTCGCTATCGATTCATCTTACAAGTTTCCAAACATCGACTCTAAAAAGAGCGTTGAGGATACCTTTCAAGAAATGCTTGATGAAGGCTTTAAGAAACGAGGCTTCAAAGATTCAAGCAAAGATGAGAAAGCAAGAATCAAGTATGAACAGAAGATCCTTCAGGATTTAGGACTCCTGCCATACTTCGTGATCTTGGCCGATGCAATCAAAGAAGCAAGGAAGCGTGGGATCATGGTTGGCATTGGTCGTGGTTCAGCCGCTGGTTCTCTCATCTGCTACTGCCTCGGCATCACAGGTGTCAATCCTCTGATCCACGGTCTGATGTTCGAAAGGTTCATCAGTCCAGCCAGAAAAGACATGCCTGATATTGACGTGGACTTCGAATCTGAACGCAAAGGCGAGATCGAAGAATACCTCATCAGCAAGTATGGTGAGGATAAGGTTGGACACGTTGCAACATATGGCATGATGCAGTTGAAGTCCTCCATCAAAGACGTTTCACGTGTGATGGGTGGAGATCCAAAAGCTACCAACGATTTCACGGCTGTCTTCCCGAAAGACATTGACAAAGAAGTGAAGACGAAGTATCCGAAGCTTTCTGATTTTAAGGAAGCCTTCGCTGAGCACGTCGACAAGTTCTTGTCAGCACACGAGAAACATGAGAAGATCCTCAAAACAGCTTGGAAGCTCAAGGGTAGGATTCGGCACATCAGTCAACATCCAGCTGGGATCGTCATCACTCCTAAGCCATTGGATCACTTGGTTGCGGTACAGCGACACGGTGGTAAGCTGTTGATTGGCTGGACAGAAGGTCAGAGGAAGGAACTGACTCCTTTCGGCTTTGTGAAGTATGACGTGTTGGGCATCAAAACGCTCGACATCTTGAAGAGAGCTTTGCAGCTTATCAAGAAGCGTCATGATAAAGACATCGACATTGAGACCATTCCGCTGACAGACAAGAAAGTCTACAAGAAAATGAGCAAGGGACTTTCACTCGGTTCCTTCCAGTTTGAAACTGACATCATGGCGATGATGCTCAGAGAACTTAAACCGGATTGCTTCGATGATCTTGCAGCTCTCAATGCTCTCGATCGACCTGGTCCGTTGCGAATGAAGATGGACAAGGTCTTCTATGATCTCAAGCATGGTGTTGAGAACAAGAATACGAAGAAGATGGTGAAACAGATCATGCGTAAGATGTTCCCTGAAACATACGGCGTTGTGCTGTATCAGGAACAAGTGATGATGGCTGCAATGCAGCTGTCAGGATTCTCAGTCATTGAAGCTGATGATATGAGAAGGACGATCACGAAGAATGTCGGTAAGTTCGACAAGCCAGAAGTCAAGAAACTGCTTGATGAAGTGAAGCATAAGTTCATCAGTCGTGCAACAAAGAAGATCGGCGAGTCAGATGCTAAGTTCGTTTGGGAGATCATCTTCAAGTTCACTGAGTACGGCTTCAACAAGGCTCACTCAGTTTGCTATGCGATGATTGGCTATCAATGCATGTATTTGAAAGTCAACTACCCAATCGAGTTCTACACAGCGATCCTTCAATGGTCCAGTGGCACTGACACTGAGGTCTACATTGAAGACGCTTTGAAGAACGGCATCAAGATCTTGCCAGTGGATATCAACAAGTCGAAGCTTCGCTTCAAGCCAGAAGGCGATGGCATCAGATATCCATTGGGTCACATCCGTGATGTGAAGAAAGCAGCCGTGAGGATCGTTGAAGAGAAATACAAAAGCTTCGACGACTTCCTCAAGAAGATAACAGGAAAGCGAGTCAACAAGAAGTCGATCATGTCACTCATCAAGGCTGGTGCATTTGACTCGATGGATCCAAAGATCAAGCGTGACAAGCTTGCCTATCTCTACACTAAGATGAAAGCCAAACCAAAAGAGAGAGAGGCTATTGAACGAGAGAGGTGGGATGTTTCAAAGCTCCTGAAGATGGAGAAAGAAGCTTATGGCTTTGAATTCTCTGTCCATCTGTTCGATGATATGCTCGTCAAGCTTGGAAAAGATCACGGCCTAGAACATTTAGAAAAGGTTTTCGAGAATGACGCCGGTTACCAAGCTCACGTTGGTGGTATCATTCGTTCAGTGAGAGAACATCGAGCCAGAAATGGTGTGATGGCCTTCGTTGACTTTCAATTCGGAAAGAAGAAGGCTTCACTTACGATCTTTGGTGATCGATGGCAGACGTACAAACACTTCGTCAAGCCAGGTGCATTGTTCTATGGAGATCTCACAGTTTCAGAATATCGTGAGAAGAAGAACTTCGTGCTTTCTGGGCGTGGTGGAGCAGATAACTACATGAAAGTTGTAGATTGAGATCTAACTCATGGAGGTGGAATGCTAAAGCCAGTGTTCGATATGACCGTGATCAAAAAGCTCTTGAGAGTCGTGGTGTTCAACATGCCTTTCAAGAACAAGTTCGTTCACGTGATCGTTGGTGACGCTGAGTCTGGTTTTACACCGGACACAAGTGACATCACAAACGCTCTTCACGAGATGGCGACAAAGGATCAGAAGAACTTCGGTGACACAGTCTTCCTCACTACAAACGCTGGTATCAAGTTCAGACCAATGAGGATCGAGAGCTTGAAGAAGAAGATCACCTTCGTGATCGTTGGTGATGAGAACACAAAGTATGACGATGTGGAGTTCAAGAAGATCGAGTTAGAAGTGAAAGCCGCTTTTGAATCTGCGAAGCTCAGCACGACAAGGGTCGTTGTGTTGAGGTATCCAGTGCAGATGGTAAGCGGTGACGATGTCGAGGAGGCTCCACATGTCGAAGTTCGGAAACCAGGAGTTGATACAAAAGCTTCGTGACAAGATAGGCGGTGAGGAGTTCAGCATCAGCATCAATGCATTGCAGTACAAAGGCAATGTGCTTGAGATGCTGATCTCCTACGATCCAGACGACTACGATTCTCTTCAACGTGAGTTCCTCCTTCAACCAACGCGTTTTGCAAAGTTTGGTATCTTCTTAGCTAAAGCAAAAGACATGCTGAGTGATACTGAACGGCAATTCAAGAAGTGGAAGCGAAGCAAGCGACGCGTAGCTATTGAACGGTTGCATCGTCGATTCAAAGAGGATGGCATCAAACGTGGTATCACAAACGACGACATTGATGCCTACATCGAGGAGAAGTTCGCTGATGAACATGAAGAATTCGAGAGAAAGCTTCAGCGTTGGAGGAAGAATGTCGACATTCTGGAGGTAATCAAAGACTCGTTCAAGCAGAAGAAGGACATGCTAGTTAGCGCTGGTATGCTCTTCAATAAGGCCATCGACCTCGGCTTCATTGAGGTCAAGAAGCGCAAACTCATCAATCATTCAAACTAAGAGGTAACCGTGGGTAACAAGTGGCAAGACGCAATCGCAAACAGCGGTGGTGACGATATCCGCCGTTTGAAGGTCAACGCTCCAGCCAAGGGTGAGAAAACGAAGCTCAGGATTCGCATCATCGACAACAACTTCGAAGATGCGTGGGTTCACTTCTTCCCTGGCTTCAAAGAGAACGGTGAGAAGGGAGTTCGCTTTGCCGTGTGTCATGGCAAGGGCAAGTGCCCTATCTGCGCCAAGTTCGAGGAGAGCGGAGACGAGGACTTCAAGGCGAAGCGTCAGTTCTACATGAACGTGATCGATCGCAAGGCTGAGAAGCCTCAGGTCATGGTCTACCAATGCGGTTTCGGTACGTTCAAAGACATCGCTGCTCTCACTGATGAGGATTCCGGTCTCACGGATCCCAGCGAGTTCGATGTGATCATCACTCGTGTCGGTAGCAAGAAGACCGACACACGCTACACGATCAAGCCGTTCATGAAGGATGGCGTGGTCGTGAAGAAGAAGTTGCCTTCCGACCTGCGTGAACTGATCGCTGCCAAGACGGAGGACGGTGGTCCTTATGATCTCTCCAAGTTCGTCGAGAAGGTTTCGATCGACGACATCGAAGAGATGCTGACTGGCAACTTCTCGTCCAAGGCCAAGGGCAAGAAGAAGGACGATGACGAGGATGACGAAGACGAGAAGCCGAAGAAGAAAGGAAAGAAGTACGCCGCTGATGACGATGAGGACGAGGACGACAAGCCGAAAAAGAAGAAGAAGTCGTCTGATGACGATGAGGATGATGAGGACGAGGACGAGAAGCCGAAAAAGAAGTCCAAGAAAGACGAAGATGAGGATGACGATGAGGACGAGGACGAGAAGCCCAAGAAAAAGGGCAAGAAGAAAGATGATGAGGACGAGGACGAAGATGAGAAGCCTCGGAAAAAGTCGAAGAAGAAGGATGATGACGACGAAGACGAGGATGAGGACGAAGATGAGAAGCCCAAGAAAAAGGGCAAGTCCAAGTCTGACGATGACGACGAGGACGAAGATGAAGACGAGGATGAGAAGCCTCGCAAGAAGTCGAAGTCCAAGAAGGACGACGACGATGATGAGGATGAAGACTGATCTTGTTCGGCTGAGGTACCCCCACTTCAGCTGAACGAGTGCAATGATGAGTCGAAAGACAGGTTGGACAAGCAGAGTTGAGTTGTCGGGACGATGTTGCCATCCGCTCAACTTCTCCTTCTGTCGTGGAAAGGTCAGGTCAGAGAGAAACTGATCCCGGGAATCGACTACTGGTTACGTGCCATCCTACACAATGGGCCACGCAGATCATCATTGTTTTCTTTTCGGAGCTACAATGCAGGCTGGATTCAATGAATTCGGAAAGCTCTATATCAAGTTCGCTATGAACTTCGCGATCCCGTTAGCAAAGGGAAGCCAAGACTTCATCTCACCAACAGTTGGTGGAATGAAGAACATGGCTGAAAAGTTCATTGGCAAAAAGTTCGTGTTGCATGGTGGTGGACCAGAGATCGGAACGTGCACTGATGTTGAGAACCCTGTGTTCGGTCACTACATCTTTGTGGTGACTGTCGACGACAGGTACAAAGACATCGTGCTCAAGATCCTGCAGCTCAATCATCCATCCATCAGTTCAAAGCTACACGATGCTAAAGGTGAACTGACCTTAGAGCAAAAAGAAGTCTCAGTTACAAAGCCCACCTAGGGCAGTACCGTTTATCCTTACGTATCTGCAAGGATCGACGAGCCTAGGCCAACCTGTGTGGTTCCGGAAATGCCGTAGGGATCAACTTGAGGCACTAAATGCCCATCGAAAAGACGTCCAAAGAGAAGAAGCACGCAGAGAAGGTAGATAAGGACTTCGACAAGATCATAGCTGATTTGAACAAGGACTACGGTCAAGGCTCTGTGATGCGATTGAGAGCAGATAAGATCGCTGAACAGAAAGCTGGTCGTATCGTCATACCAACTGCTTCACTTGAACTTGATCGAGCGACTGGCGTTGGTGGTCTCATGACTGGAACGGTCGTTGAGATCTACGGCGGAGAGTCCAGTGGTAAGACCACAACGGTTTTACAAACACTGGCCAATGCACAACGCATTGCAAAGAAGAGAGAACTGGCTTGTGCTTTCATCGATGCTGAGCAGTCATATGACTTCGAATATGCTGACGCACTTGGTGTCGTTCAAGAAGACTTGTTCTTCTCTCAGCCAGACAACGGTGAACAAGCAATCAATATTGCTAGGACGATGATCCGCAGTGGAAAGTTTTTGTTCATTGCCATCGACTCCGTTGCTATGCTGGTGCCAAAGGCTGAACTAGAAAACCCGATGGACAAGGAAACAATGGGTGGTCTAGCTCGGTTGATGGGCAAGACAGTGCGTAAGCTAAGACGCATGGCTCGCAAGTACAATGTTTGCTTGGTGTTCATCAATCAAACACGCACCAAGTTCAACGTCATGTTTGGAGATCCCGAAGACACGCCTGGTGGTAAGGCACTTCGCTTCGCCGCCGACATGCGCATTCAATTGAAGATGATGGGTGCCATCAAGAAGGGCGATGACAAGATCGCGAACAAGACTCAAGCATACTTGAAGAAAAACAAGTGCGCTAAGCCTCACCGCAAAGCATTGTTTAACATTCACTATGGCAAAGGTGTTGATAAGGTTCTAGACCTTTGGAACTGCCTCGACTCAACTGGCATGGGTGAATGGATCAAGAAGAAGAACAAAGCGAAAAAGTTTTATGTTGGCGACTATGCCTTCAACGACTACGATGAATTCAAAGATCGCATGGAGATGGATCCAAAGGTCAAGAAGATCTTCATCAAGATGCTACGTACATCTTGGCAATAGGAGAAAGATAACAATGCCCATCGATGATGCATTGATCGCTGACACGGTTCAAAGCTTAAGAGTGCATGGGCTTCATTGTGTCAAGCCTGATTCGAGACTTGCTTGCTACGTCTCTTGCAAGGTAAGAACACCTCTTGGCTTTGTGTTCCTCAACAGCATAGCACTTGTTCAAGGCGACAACGGCTTCTACATCTCGTTCCCTTCGAGAGAGAAGAACAGCGTTGAACAAAAGAAGAAGGATTTTTTCTTCATTGAGTCAGGCTTCAAAGAGATCCTGACCAAGCTCGCTGTGCAGGCATACAAGGACTATGTTGCCACCATCACAAGTGCAGCATCAGCTCATAACGCAAGACTTGAGCATCAACCACAGTAATGCCACGCTCACCACTCAAACAAGGTGGTGACGAGAACTATGTGATGGAGCAGATGTTGTTGATCTCACAGACAACATCTGCTCCCACATTTTTCGACGTTGCACAGAAGCTCAATGAGTCAGTAAGACGTAAGGCACTCAACGGTTTAATAAAGAAAGGCTTGGTTGGAAGGATAAATGGAATGGATGAACACGTTGTCTTTGGCAAAACGCCAGTGACAACAACATTCGAACAATTCTACATCACTGAATATGGCTACAAAATCATAGGAGAAACGCCATGGATCAAAAACAAGATACTCAAGCAGTAGAGCCGATCGATGCTCCTGCAGAGGCTCAGAAACAAGAGGAACAGAAAGGCATGACGTTGGAGCAATCAACAGCCATCGCTGAGATGATCAAAAGCGTGATGACTGCTGTGTCCATGCACTTCTTCAATGTCACAAAGGACGAGTTGGTCTTAGCTCGGCAGACGATGGTCGATCGTCGCAGCAAAGCTGAGGCACTTGGTCCAATGTTCAATCCGCATTCTTGGCAAAGCAAAGTCGAGTTCTTCGATCAAGGGATCAAGAAGCTCGATGCTTTGATCATGCTCTACGAGGCTGAAGAAGCCTACCAGAAAATGCAGCAGACGAAGATCAAAGAAGAACAAGGGGCTGCTGTGATGCGCTCCATTCTTGGGATCTGACATGTATTATGATAGCTACGTCTATCCAAATGGTGACGTAAAAGGATTCACTCAATCACAAATAACCGGTCTCCCGCTTCGCAATGCAAACAGACATCCATCAAATATAACGGATGCTCTTCTACTGCTGTGTTACACAGATTGGTTTGGCGAAAAATACGCTGGAGAAAAGAATAATCTGTTGTCTTATATCACTACAAAAAATTTTTATAAGAGAACAACTGGAAGCTATGAATTTCAATAGGAGTTCTAATGGCTAGAAGTCTTCGCTTGAATTTGATGATTGCTGCTGGTCTCTTTGGTGATTTAGCCAGAGAACAAGAAGAACAACGATTGAAGCTTCAGGAATTTTATCCAAAGGCAGATAAAGACCAGCGTGATGATGAGAATAGAGCTGAAGCAATGAAACACTTGGCAAAGGGTCACCAGCGAAAATCTAAGAGGCGATGATGCGAAACTTGACTCGTGAAGAATTTTTAAAAATGCCAGAAGGTACATTGTTCTGGACATATCATCAACTTAGTTTTTCTGAACTGGGAATCAAAGGTAAAACATATACAATGGAAAAAAGCCCTAGAGGACCATTTGAAGATTTTTATTATGTTCCATTAATACCACACATGTATAGTGATGGTGAACATCCGGAATTCATTGGTGAATGTGAGATGCAATTTCATGGGTGGACAGATGAAGATACTCTGTTCACTGTCTTTGATTACAAAGACTTCAATCACTTCATCGAGCTGCTATCACGTGGAGTCAGTATATGATCTCAGCAGTTGCGACTGGCGACATTCACATTGGCAAGCACAAATATGGCGTCACCAATCCTAAAAGCGGATTGGACACCTCTGTTGAAAGCGTGTTGAGATGCTTTGACCATTTGGTCTACTACTGCATTCAACACAAAGTGACGTTGGTCACCATCAACGGCGACTTGAGCAAAGGCAAGACACTGAGCGAAGAAGAGCGAGCTGAGTTCTATCGCCGTGTGAAGAAGCTTAATGACAATGGAATCACGGTGGTCATCCTCAAAGGGAACCACGATGGCTCATTTGCCAAGCAGAACTCATTCAATATCCGGAGCTTGAAGGTGTTGAATCTCAAAAACACGCATGTTGTTGATGAGCCAACACTGATAAAGAAGGACAACTACTACATCATTGCGATGCCGTACATAGAATCGGTTGATGACTGGGTCGAGCAGTACAAAGCAATTCGCAAGAAAGTTTGGGGCACAAAGAAGAAGATCATTGTCTGTCTCCACGGGAATGTTGAAGGCATCAAGCATCACTACTCAGAATTGTTGGAGTCTGACGAGCCAAAAGACATTCCACTGTCAATCTTTAAAAACGATGACGGAGTGATCGCTGTCTGTTGTGCTCATCAGCATGAGCATCAAGTTATCCTTGAAAAGCCTTTCGTGTTTTACTCTGGCTCTTTGGATCGAGTGTCGTTCGCTGAACGAGACCAACCAAAGGGCTTTGTGCATTTCAAGTACTCAGATTCTAAACTCACCAAGAAGTTCGTTGAAGTCGATGCCAAACGCTTCATTCAGATCGAAGTGAAAGGCAAGGCGATTCCAAAATTGGACTACAAAAACGCCATTGTCAAAGTGGTCGTTGAATCCAATGGTGAGAAGGTCGATGTGTTTGACGTCGACTATGTTGAGTCGAAACTTCGTGAACTCGGTGCTCAATTCGTCACTGTCTCACGTCGAACACTTGAGATGGATGGAAAGAAAGTCTTCAACACGATCAAGAGCGCTGGGCTGTCGTTCAAGAAACGAGTTAGCGCTTGGACAGAGCGATTCATTGAACCGCGCAGTAGAGACAATGTGAAACGCTTGGGCATTGAGCTCATTGAAGAGGCTCAAGAGGAGAGGTGATGCCATACAACAAAACAGACAAGTCTGAATGGCCTTGCACTTGTGGCAAGGTGTACAAATCTTCCCTTGCCAAAGAGATCTGCGCAGCCAGAAAACATGTCGAGTTGGTTGTATATGTTCCTCCGGTTGAGATCGTAGTTGTCAAGAAAAAAGAGAAGGTTCAAAAGAGTATTAAACTGTACGAAAGGACGAGTAACGAAATAGAGAAGATCCTATGCGTTGATTGTGGCAGGGAATTGTTCAGGACTGGGAGAAAAGGACCACCTCCATCGAGATGTGAAAGCTGTAAGAAAGGTCATGTCAAGCTCCAGCTACTACATCGCAGAAATCAAGTGGCCTTAGAAAAATTCTCAAACCAAGAGAAACCAGATGGAACTGCTTAGCGCTGTCTATCATAACTATGGCCCACACTCGCATTCAGTGATAGACTTCACTGAATTCCGTGTTGCTGCTATTCTCGGTAGGAAGAAAAAAGACTACCGCAGATCGAACGGCACCGGCAAGAGCCATATCTTTGATGGTATCAGCTGGTGCTTCTTTGAGACTCCGCGTGATGAAGAAGAAAAGAACAACGATCTTCTGAAATGGGGAGAGAACAAAGGGTTCGTGAAGATCAAGTTCTTAGAACGTGGTGAGAAGTACTTGGTCAAACGAACTCTCGTTCGTCGTGGTGAGCGCATTCATAGCGCTCTCTTCTTGAAGCATTGGAAGAATGGCGAATGGCAGAACATCAGTGAGACAGGCATTGGTGGCAAAGCTGCAACTCAAAAGAAGATAGAAGACATCATCAAAGCAAACGAAGAAATATTCCTTCACACATGCTACATCAGACAAGACGAGATCAGTGCGCTGATGAAGATGCGTCAAGGTGAGAGGCGTGAGGTATTCAGTAGACCTGAAGGCTTGCTGATGTACCAAAAGGCTTTGAAACTCGGTAGAAAGCGGATGACCAATGTGAAGACTGAGTTGCAAGTCGCTATCTCAAGGGTGAAAGATCTCAAACTTGAGTTCAAAGAACTGTTTGGTGACTCAGCCAACATCAAAGATCTGCAGGAAGAACTGCGCTCCAAGCAAGATCGCCGTGATGAGATCAAAGACACCATCACGACTTTGGAGAAAGAAAAAGAGAAGAACGCACAAAGTGAGAATGCGAAGGAGAAGATGAAGATCCTTCGCAAATCGATCGATGATGCGAAAGCCGCAGTCAGAGCGATTGAAGATCCTAACGCCGACATCCTTGAAGGTGGGAAGCGAGCAGAAGAACGCATCGCTGAGATCGATAAAAAGCTGAGGAAGCTTGACAGCGACAAGCTACACGCAGACAAAGTTCAGCTCACAAGTGCTTTGGATAAGGCGACTGACTCCATCGCCAATTTCAAGCAGTTGATGAGCAAAAGCCAAGGGCGTTTAGACAAGGTCAAGCGTGTTTGCGACTCATGCGGAAATGAATTGACGGAGGATCAGTTCTTCGAGAAGAAGCGTCAGTTGAAAGCTGATGTACGTTCTTACGACAAACAACTCGAAGATCTATACCAAGACAAAGCGAAGCTGGACGAAGAACTTGAAGGTGTCAACACTGGCCTAGCTCAGGTGAAGACGCTAGACAAAGAGAAGACGAAGTTCAAAGATCAGCTTGCCAGCTACAATGCGATTTGGAACAAACTCGATCAAGCACGTATCAATCATCGAAAGGTTCGTGATGACAACGAGCCTAAGATCAGAGATCTGGAAAAGAAGGTTGTCAACACTGATGGCGTTGATGAGCAGATTGCTGATCAAAAGGAACGCTATGATCGCATCACACAGAAAATTGGAACGCTGACAGAGCGAATTGCAAATGCGAAAGAAAACGACACGGCGAAGCAGGACAAGCTGAAAGATCTACGCAAAGCCATTCGCTCAAAGCTCAAGATCAAGCGATCATATGTCGAACTTGCTAAAGTGCTGGAGATGCTGAAGCTACTTCCGAATGAGATCGTGAAAGAAGCGGTTCCAGAGATTCAGCAGTACAGCAACGAGATCTTGGCTCGCTTCGATCAGAGTGACATCACACTCGAGATCTTGACAGAAGACGAGAAGGGCAATGAGATCTTCGACTTCCGTGTGACAGTGGATGGAGAGAAGACCGGGTTCAAATCGATCAGTGGTGGTGAGAAGATGAGAGTGAGTTTCGCATTCCGCATTGGCAATGCTATTCGACTCTCTCATGCTCGTGGATGTCAATTCGATTTCCTACTCATCGATGAAGTGAATGCACTCGATGACGCTGGAATTGAAGAGTTCACTGACATGATCGACAAATTGAGCACAATGTTCAAGCACATCATCGTGGTCTCGCATGAAGAGAACATCAAGCAATACTTCACCAACCACTTGGTAGTAACCAAGAAAGGTCGAGATGCCGACGTCCAACTCATCAAAGGCTAAGTGTCCATACTGTGACAAGGGTAAAGTGAAGGTGAAGACAAAAGGCATCAAACCATTCACTGAGCCATGTCTCATTTGCCTTGGACCAGAGCCAAAAACCAAAGAGAAGAAGCGATGAAGGTCACAACAGTCAAACACCTTTGCGATCGATGCAATGCAGAAATGGGTGAAAACTACTACAGCCAAGTTTCAAGACGCATTGGCTATTGGTGCATTGGTTGGATGGTGACAAAGGATATATGTCGAAAATGCAGAGACGAATTCGACGACTGGTGGAGAGCCAAAACGCCACCCAAGGCACCAACCTGATTATCCTAACGGATATGCCAGGAACCATCAAGCACGACCCACCTGTGTGGAACTGGGAACGACGTAGAGGTGTGATTTGAATGACCTGACGCAGTTTGAATTCGCATTTGAACAGCTTTGCCAACAGCACGGACAACACAAAGTCGTTTTGGTCTGTGAAGATCAAGCGACAAAGTACAAAGCATTGGTCACCACACCGCAATGTGGAAGCCAATGGTTGATCGATGCTGCAACAGAGGTGATCAGCAAAGCGGATGAGCGCAGAAAGAGAGGCTTATGATGGTAAACCAGCAACGCCGCCGCACGACGCTCAGCGCTTAGATCCGTCCCAGACGCCTGTTAACAGTTAAGGTTTCTGATAAACAGAAGCATAGTAGAAGCAATAAGGCGAGCGACACACAATTACACTGGAGATGAATATGACGACTGGAACGATTTGCACTGAGATCGCAAAGACCAGCGGCTTCAGCCTCATCACCGTGGCTGAAGCGAAACTGGAATCGGACACAACAAAGTTCTGGTGCGAGTTTTGTGCCAAACAGTTCGACTTCATAAAAGACGGAATGGAACAGGTTGTTGTGGAGCCGTTGATCGATGAGCACTATCACAATCGCCATCCATCCTCCGCTATGCGATGCAAGAAGTGCAAGGCCAGGAATCGGCAAAAAACGTTCAACGGTCGTAAACTCATCGATCCAGAGAAATACGGTCAAATGGATGAGACGGATTTGAAAGTCAACGTGATGCCTAAGAGAAAGGTGGTTGGACTCCATGGCTGGCATGACTGAGAAGATGAAGCAAGTGCAGATCAATCTGCGAATGGCAGACACGCATCACATTGATGTCGATGGTGTGAACTACCTCGCAACGATGTATCAGATCCAGCGACTGTGCAGCGGTATCACAGTAGAGCTTTGCAAGTCTTCAATCGCCAAACAAGAAGAGATGGTGAACGGTGAAGCATTCAAACGCATATGTTTCGACACTGGCACTGGCAAGTTCCATGTTGCCAAATAACTTCGGTCCTCACTGTTTCTTCTCGGTGTTCAATGTCTAAAGGCGCTGGCAAGCAATTCGAGTTTGAGATCAAGAACTTCCTTAAGTCGGCTGAAGACCAGCGCCTTCTGACTTTTGGTAAGAACGAAGCGCTTGGTGGACGCTTCAAACGCATCCCACAACTCCACCCGGACTTCTATGTTTTTATTCATGAGACTGGTCAATTCTTTTACCTAGAAGCGAAGTCCACGCAAAACAAGAATTCCTTCCCATTCAAGAATATCAAGAAGCACCAGATCAGAGACCTACGTCGAACTGACAAGTCACCAAATGGCCACGGGTGGTTCATCATCAACTTCAGAAGTTCATGGCGAGTTCCACGTCGTGATAGGGTGAATGACACGTTCATCATTCCGGTCAAGCGGTTTGTTGAGTACCGTGAAACGACTGGACGAAGTTCGATGACGAAGAATTATTGCGAACAGTTCGGCATCAAGATCAAAATGGCGAAGATCAAGAAGTACAATGCCAAAACAGACAAGTGGTACACAGTCGATGGATGGGACCTTTCACCTCTGATGGAGAGCAAATGGACGACCAAAAAGAAGTAGCAGTGGAAGAAACGAAAAAGCAGGAATTGGAGATCGATCCTGCAGTGAAGGCCGTGAAGGAAATGACGGATTCTCGCTATTTGAAGGATCCATTCAAGGATCGTGTGTGCCCATTGATCAATGGGGCGTGTCTAAAGGAAGGTTGCATGGCCTACACTTCGTCAGTCGTTGAGTGGGACGATACGAAGTTGGAAGATGCTGAAGGTGACGTTGATGGCGTGATGGTAACCAAAGCAACTGAGACGATCACTGGCGTGAGATACAAAGGTACAGTGCATCAATGCACGGCTGGGATCTTCGATCGTAAGGTCACTGACGTTGAGATCATCAAGGAAGAATCACATGAGATCACAGCTCCTTCTTCTATCATACTCACATCTCAAGGATAGACCATGGGTGAGATCAGTGACTTCCTTCACAATGAGAAAGTCGCTAAGCTAGAGCCTAAGCTCAAGACGTTATGTGAGCGCATTGGCAGAGTGGATCACATGCATCATCAAAGACTGGTGACCATCAATGCCAAATTTAAGGCTGGCGAGCACTTGACCGACAAGGACGTAGATTTCATAACAAGGTTGTACGACACCATTTGAAAATGCGGAATCATTAAATCTTTTTTACCTTCATAGAGTAACCACCCCTGTAATGAAAATGAGCTGACTCTTGCAGACCAGGCGGGAAGTGCCTGAGCCTCCGCCTGGCGTAGGAAAAACCGGATATAATCATCTTATCAGGAACAACAAAGGCCGCACTCAAACGCTTCACTAACAAACTTCAAGGAGGTCTCTCATGCTGCAGCGCCATGCTGAAGCGACGCTAATGGAGTTGACTCACGGCTTGATGGACGCAAAGCCGATTCAGAGATCAGCTCAAAAGAAACGCATCATGAAGTCCGCTGCCAAGAGAGCTGGTTTCATCGAGGCAGGATCAGGGCTAATGATGAGTGTCGCCAATGAGAACCTCGGAACTAAGGATGGACAGTTCTGGGAAGTCAAAGGTGATGTTGATGGTCAGCCATATCTCGAGAGAATGAGCTACGACACTGACCTGAACGATGGTGACAAAGGTGAGGCCTTCGAGAAGAAGCAAGCCTCAGCTGCACCAGAGTCCTTCTCAACAAGTGCTGAGCTCTACGAGTGGTTCGAAGATCACGGTGGTCGTGTCAGTGGCATTGGTGAGAACCTCTATCGAGCCGTTGATGATACTGGCAACGTGACTCAATACGAGGATCGTGATGGTGCCATGATGCGTGTTGGTGGCGACCAAGAGGAAGACATGCAACGTCGAGCCGACAGCGGTGAAGAGCCTCCGATGAAGACCCTTCCAGAGAGTGTTGAGCTCGATGTGAGCAACAAGTACAAGGAGCAAGGCAAGACTCGTGAGCTCTCATTGTCAGAGCAAAGCGACGAGAACCTGGTCGATGAGAGCCTTGAGCGGAAAGGCTTGACTGGGCTGGAATTCGACTGAGGAAGTCATGCCATCTTTCGACAGAGCCAAGCAACGTCTCAAGGAAGAAGAAAACGGTCCCAAACAATTAGATCTTCAAGATGATAAACTGAAAACGGTTGAACATCAACTGAAGAATCTTTTTGCTAGTGTCAAGAACCCTGGTAAACTTCGTGATTGGACAAAGGGTGACAACGGGATCGTTGGTACCAAATATGAGAAGATGCTTCAGGATCTGATCGCAAGAGGCTATCCATTGTACACGATCATCCGTGAGATGAAACGTGTCTATGGCAACAAAGATCTGTTCAGAGCTAGGAACATCCTCGGCTACATCAAATCCCAAGTTCTTAACAAAGCCGACAACTTGAAACTCATCGCACAGATGAGCAAGCACTACAAACTTGGTAGGACGGATGCTCACGAGCTCATTGAGAAAGAGGCTCTGTCCATTCGAAAGGAATTGACGGACGAAGAAGATCAGATCAAAAAAGACATCAACGAATTGTATGTGAGAAACGAGATCATCAAGAATGAGAACAAGGATTTCTTCTCACCTACAAATGAAGGACAGATCTCACGGAACCTCGAGATCATTGATGGCCTTCGCCAAAAGCTTCGTCTAATTCAAGCTCAGAAGCAAGGCTTCCTTGTTGATGCAGAAGAAATGCGATCAGAAATGCTTGAAAGGGTTGTTGGTATCTGCATCAAAGTGATGTTGCCAAAGATCAGCAAAGAGGATCGAGAAGGAGTGAAGATCTCATTGAGGCAGGAATTGCAGCAGTGGGTGAACACGGAAACACGACTCAACAAACTTGAGCAATTCAAGAAGGACTTATCTTTACCTGGAAAACAATCGACGAAAGTCCTTGACGCAAGGAGGAAGTAATGGACAACGAGAAGAAATTGCGTGACATCAAAACCGAAGTGGAAGTTGTTGATGGATCAGTTTCCGTCAAAGGCTCCACCTTCCAGCAAGGTAAGAAGATGCAGGACGAAGGTGTTGAACCTCATGAAGTCTCCAAAAGTGTGATGACCACTTGTCGCAATGGCGCTTGTGGGATGGAGTTCATGAATGGCGTTGACCGCTGCCCGTATTGCGGGACCCGACACAAGAAATAGGAGTTGATGGTGAGCAAGCCATTCTTCGACGTCGGAGAAATGATCGACAGACAAGAGAAACAAGTTGATGACCCATACCACGGCATTTGGGTAGACATTCCACTTTCCTTTGGCAAGTTCTGCAAGAGTTCCCGTCACATGAATTTCCCTCCATTATCAGAGAAGCAGTTGGATGCTGCTTATGTACTCTGCTATGGAGTGAAGTACAAGAAGTTCATGACATGGCCTACTGACAAGCGTCGTCGTAGGATCTCACGGATGTGGAATAAAGACTACAACAAAGTCAGCTGTGCAGTTCTTGAATGGGGCAAAGGCAGTGGTAAGGATACGCTTGCTTCGATCATCATTTGTTACTTGGTCTACACATTGCTTATGTTGAGAGACCCACAAAGCTATTTCGAGATGCCGGCTGGTGAAGCTCTTGACATTATCAATGTGGCCTACTCTTCAGATCAAGCTCAGAAAGTGTTCTTTGAGAAGTTCAAGCAAAGAATTCTTCACTGGGAATGGTTGAGAGAACTCTACTCAATTAAGCAATCTGGTAAGGTGGTCAGCGCTGTTGATGAGCCTGATGGAAACACAGTGAACATCGGTCTCAATGGCATCACCTTCCCAAAGTACATTCGCACTTTCTCAAGACACTCAGAACAGGAATCTTCTGAAGGTCTCAATCTCATCGCTTGGGTCGCTGATGAGATTGCTGCTTTTTCTGATAAGACGAAAAAGCAGAATGGAAAGAAAATGTACAAAATGCTCCGCACCTCTGCTCATTCTCGTTTCCCAGGTGTATGGCGAGGCATGGCTATCAGTTATCCTCGTCATGAGAATGATTGCATTGAATGGCTCTACAATTTGGGCCAAGGTAAGCAGAGCTTTTACTGCGACAAAGCTTCGACCTTTGAAGTCAATCCTACCAAGTTTGAAAAGGACTTTGAGGAGGAGAAGGAACTCGATCCAGAAGATTTCCTTCAGAAATACTACTGCATCCCGCCAAAGACGCTGGATGCCTTCTTCAAGTTCCCAGCAAGAATTCTTGAGTGCATTGATAAGGATCTCAAATCGATCGCAATGATCGAAGAGATCCTAATTGAGCATCAGGTAGTCGATGCTGCCACAAAGCAGCCTACCGGTGAGGTCAAACACTTCGTTGGCAATCAGATCGAGCGCTTCTTGCTAAAAGGCGACGATCTAAAGGTTCCACGAGTAGCTCACTTGGATGCTGGTCTTGTGCGAGATAGAGGCGCTTTGGTCGTTGCACATGGCGTTCCAGTCATATTGAAGATGTACGATGCTGAATCAAACGAAGTGAAGGATGTGGTTGTCAACCAGGTGGTTGAGGATCTCATCGTTACTTGGCAACCAGATAAAAAGCGAGATCTCCAAGTTTCAGTGAACAACATGGAGACGATGCTGACTGATCTGATCAAGCTTGGTCTTCGCATTAGACATGTCACATATGATCAGTGGAACAGTGCTTCAGCTATTGAATCGCTTGCAAAGAGCGGTGTCAAGGCTTCTCAACACACGATCAACACTGATGATTACAAGCTACTTCGCAATCTTGTTTATGCTGGTGGTGTTAGATTACTCAACCATCCAGTACAACGCAAAGAGCTTGAGCAGTTGCAGTTGAAGAATGGAAAGAAGGTTGATCACCCTCCAGAAGAGGACGGTGGTTCAAAGGATATCTCTGACTGTTTAGCTGGTGTAACTCGCTTGCTGAATGACCCAGAGATCAGGCATGAGATCAGTAAGAAGATGCCAAGATCAACAATTGGTTCTTCTTTGATGGGATCTAAGCCAAGACCATTTGGACCAGAAATGGTTCCAGAACTTGGTGGCTCACATCCTTTGGCTGGTCATCCAGGTGTTGGTGTCAACACACGCATCACACCAACAAGAGAGATCGAATGGGAAGGAAAGAAAGTCGTCAGAGTCCTTGAAGATAGCTATGGACAAGGCATGAGGAAACGAATGCCTAGATCTTCAACTACTTCTGGGACTGGTTCTCTCACTGGTCACGGTGGTAATCTAGGAAACAGAGCTCCATCGCCAGTAGAACTTGCTCAACGAATTCGAAGCTTTGACTCTTAGGAGAAGCCAATGCCATTGGACACTGAACCGGTATTGCAAAGTGAGAACATCACCAAAGATGAAGATCTGAACATGCACATCATCACACGGCCAACGGATCCAGAGAAGCTTGACAGTCAGCAAGCCTTGAACAATAAGGCCGCTCAATTGTCAGTTCTCGGTTTTCATACATCGTGGATCTATGATCCTGGTTTCTCTTCTGGGGTGAAAGGCTTAGTTGCCGAAAAGGTGATGGGTCCAGATCTCATGAAGCGATTGACCTTCTCTACAGAAAACAAAAAGGGGTAATCGATGGCTGCTGCAAAGAAGATCTATGGTGCTGATGATCGTCTTTTGTGTGTTGTGTGCAATGAAAACAACGCAACATCAGAGGACATTCCATACTGCATTCTCTGCAGCAGCAAATGCGATGGCTTGCTTTTTGCTCAAAACAAAGTCAGCAACATCGAAAATGGTGTTGCTGACTTGATTATGGGCTTCCAACAGAGAGGCTTGAACGAAATTGCTTTAGATTTCCAAAGAGCTTTAGAGTCCCTCGACATAGCAAAAAAGAAACTCGACAAGAATCCTTTACTTCGCCTCGAACAATTGAAGCGAGGAATGACTACGGAGCTTTGACATGATCTTCGCACAACGTAAGGGAGCTGACTATAAAGCTGAAGAGATCTTTCGTAAGATCAGGCTTGAAGAGAATATTGGAGCTCGAGACAAGAACGTTCGAAAGAGTGGCTTGATCTACAATGAAGATCCTTGGGGTAAGAAGAAGATCGTTACTCCAGACGACATTCGCAAACAAAAGATGAATCTGAATGGTCACCTCCTTAAAGATGGAGATTTCAGGCTTCGTTGTTCTGAATACCTAGCTGAAGTGTACGAGGAGTTTCTTCGCATGTATCAGTTAGCTTCTGAAATGGCGAAGTCAGGGAAGGTGATGAGAACAGCAACTGGTCGAGCTGTTACTGGCATCTCCTTCAACGATTGGATCTTTGAGAATAAGCTCACTTTGATGAGCAGAAAGAAAGAATTGAAGCGAGCATTTCAACACGGGAAGATCAGCAAAGAGATGTATGACTTCCATGAAGAGATCCGTAGAAAGAGCATTGAATACTGCGATAAATACATTTCTGCTGGCAAAGCCACGCAGATAACGATGGTTTGAGGAGAACATCATGGCATCCGCGATTCCGAGAGATAGGCTTCGTAAAGAAGCGATGAATTTCATCCCGGCAACAAGCGTTGGTAAGATCAATCGCTATGCTGGTGGTGGACATGGTGGTGGAGCCAATGTTCATGCGGAAGAGATTCCGATGATGGATGCTGCACAATTAGCGAGGATGGAAGAAGATCAGATCCTCGAAGGCATCGAGGAATTCGCGGATGGTGATCCAAGGCATGGCTCTACGCACTTCAAAGCTTATTTCCAGAAGAGCGCTAGAGAGAATCAGATGCCTACTGACATGATGGAAGCTCTTGCTGAGGAGCAAGAACCTACACTCACACAGCAAGATCGTGGTGAAGATCAAGAGAGAGATGGATATGGTGATCTCGACACGACTCAGCAAGGTGAGAGCCCAGCGTCAGGTCATCGACCAGTTGCTGCTGGAAAGCTGAACTTCAAACAGCGAGTGTACATCGCTTCACTTGATGTCCTTGGTTCTGTGTACGAGGACAATGGGAACACTGTGACTGTGAAGACAGTTCACGGCAAGTGGATCGATGTAAGCAAGAAAGATGTTGAAGTGATCAATGCTGGTATCAACGATGGTGGAACTGGCACACCCACATTATCTCCTCGTAAAGTCAATCAAGAGGATGGCGATGGGGAAGTGCGAGATGAAGACAATGGTCAAGATTCAATGTCGGCTTTCAGTGAGCGACGCGTAGAAAGCGGGACCTATGCGGACAGGCGAAGAGCACGCCGCTAAACGTCGCCTAGCGTACATTGAGAATGAGTCATTAGCTCCAGACAATGATGATAGCTTTCTCTTTGAGCGCGATGTCGACAAAGTCGGACCAGAGAACATCGAGTTCGAAACACAATCGCAAGTTCCAGGCATCGACCAAGCACCCATCGAGAGAAAAGACAATCCCTTCAGGGAGCCTATTATGGGCAGTGAGAGAAACGCGTCAGAAGATGACGGTAGCTACAATGTCGGGGAGAAGCTCCTTGATGAAAAGACAGGTGAGATTTGGACTGTCAAAGAAGTGAATGGTGAGGATGAATGGCTTGATGCGACCTGTGGTGAGACAAAAGGTCAACCAAGAACACAGACATTCACCTTTGATCAGGCAGACAACATGCAGAGAACAGCATCAACAAGAGAAGCAAAGAAGGATTCGCTGGATCTTCTGAACGTGAAGAACAGAAAGGTGAAGCAACCTTTCGACACAGAAGAGAATCGTACCATGGTGGATCGCTCACCTGGTGATTCTCTTTTTGGCGATGATAAACAGACGCAAGGTCGCCACATCACGAACATGAAAGGTCCCGGTGGTCTCAAAACAGGAATGGTGAAGAAAGCTGAATTGAACATTGGTGATGATGTACTCGTTGGTTCATCGACCTATAAGGTCGCTGAGATCAAGAGCAATGGCATCATCGCTCGTCATGCTTTCACTTCATCTGATCATTTCTTCGACGCTCCTCAATTCAACAGAATTGCGGTGGCAGCTTTTGTACCGGGCGATGGCACGGTGCAAGAAGCCGAAGCACCGAAGTTGTTCTTTGAAGGCAGTGCTGAAGCTGGTCTATTTCCAATCGGTGGTGACGACACCATCCCAGAATGAGGTGTCGTCATGTCGAAAGAAGAAGATCTGATCGCTGAAGCATTTTCTGGAGACATGGAATTCGTAGGACACAGCGAACCAAGACTTGTGCAATCTGAAAACGAAAAGCGAGTACGACTGATGACGGGGAAGAGCGAGCTAATTGATCTGGCCGCTCAGATGATTCAGACAAAAATGGCATCTCTTGCTGATGTCGTTTATGTCTATCAATATGTTCTGACGAGGATCTCGTCAAAGCATGTTGCAGACAACGGAGCTATCCTTGACGGTGCTGTAGACTTCAGTATGACGCTTGGATCTTTCCGTTCACGGAGAAAGATGAGCATTTCGGTTTCTTTCCCTGTGATAGACGGTAAGCTAAGAGATACGAACCAGTTTTCGACATCAACTGGCGCCGCCCATCTCTTGACGAAAGAGGCAGTCAAGAAGTTTTTGGGCGTTAAAGAGTCAGACACTCAGATCATGAAAGCACGTGAAGGCTTCATGAGAACCATGCAGTGGTCTGCTAACTTTAACAACTGAGCCTCTCATCCTCGTACTTTGGTGAGATCATGTCGTATCCTCCGTATAGCGGCACTACCAGCAAGCAGTTCAATGATGCGCCAATCAAGGCTTCCAACAACGGTGCCAACCAGTTGGCTTACCAGAAGTCGTTGATCTACTCAACGCCTGGTCTCGTCACCAATGTGACTGGCGTCGTGT